GGGCCAAGCTGCAGGGCGAGACGATCAACTTCGCGTTCCTGGACGAAGAGCCGCCGATGGACATTTTCGTGGAGACGCTGACCCGTACCAACGCGGTCAAGGGTGGCTTCGTGGCCATGACCTTTACGCCGCTCCTGGGCATGTCGGATGTGGTCAAGCGATTCCTGAACGAGCAGAACGCCGATCGCACCGTCATCACCATGACGATCGAGGACGTGGAGCACTATACCCGCGAGGAGAAAGATCGCATCATCGCCTCCTACCCTGCGCACGAACGCAAGGCGCGCGCGCTGGGTATCCCGTTCCTTGGCTCCGGCCAGGTGTTCCCGGTCCCGGAAGACAACCTCATGATCGACTACATGGTGTTGCCGGACCACTGGCCCCGTGTGTGTGGAATCGACTTTGGTTTTGACCACCCGTTCGCCGCCGTCTGGCTGGCCTGGGACCGCGAGACGGATACGGTCTACGTCTATGACGTGTTCAAAAACCGCATGGGCACGCCGCGCTCGCACTCGCCGGTCATCATTTCCCGTGGGCCGTGGGTTCCCGTGGCCTGGCCGCATGACGGCCTGCAGCACTCGAAGGACTCCGGCATCCAGCTCGCCGAGCAGTACCGGGCGTGCGGCCTCAACATGCTGCACGAGCGCGCGCAGTACGAGGAGACCCCGGACGGTGGCCAGACCTCGCGCTACTCCGTCGAGGCGGGCATTATGGACATGCTGGAGCGGATGCAGGCGGGCCAGTTCAAGGTGTTCTCGCACCTGTCGGAATGGTGGGAGGAGTTCCGTATGTACCACCGGAAGGACGGCAAGATCGTGGCCAAGGATGACGATGCGATGTCGGCCACCAGGTACGCCGTCATGTCGCTCCGCTTCGCGCTGACGCCGCCCCTGGGGAATAGAAGCGGGCGCGTCGACCGCGACTACGACTGGCGGGTGGGCTGAGCCTGCACCTTGTATCCAACCGTGCCAACGGCGATACGAGGGCGCGACGCCCACTCGATGAAGTAGAAGGGCACCCCGTCGCCGATCTCGGGGTGTGAAATCGAGCCGAGCACAACGCCAGGCGTGCCGTCAGGGTGCGCGTCACCCCGCTCGGAGTTGGCTTTGACGATGTGAGTGCCGTTCTTCAAAGCGCCCACCGCCTCATTGCGCGTGAATGCGCCGGTCCAGCCTGGCCAGTATTTGATGTCGTCCATGTCTATTTCTCCTGTGGCGGAATCTTGATGGTCGTCGCGTACAGCATGGCCGCGCCGTTGATTGCGGCCGTGATGTAGCTGCCCACGCTGAGCGAGTGGATCACCGCAAGGGCATTCCCCACGCCGAGCACGTTCTTGGCGACTATGCGGAAGATCCGGCTATTCATGCCGCCATGCGAGCGCGCGCGCGGGCGACATCCACCTGTGCCGATGCGAGCATGTCTGGCGTGTCGTCCTTGAACTCGTCCAGGTAAGCGGCGATCGCCTCCTCGCTGTCGAGGTAATCGGCCGCGTCGAATGGCAGGCAATTGGCAAGCGTGGTTTTGCCCGCCGCCTCCAGGGCGAGGAATTCGGGGTCGTTGTAGATCCCCTTCGAGCCGACCACTGCGCGGGCTACGCGGTCATTCTCGTCCAGGAATACGCAAATCTCGGAGTTGCTGATGCTCGCGTTTCGGCCGCAAGCAAGGCCGCGCGAAATGATGAAGCGGAAGGAGCGGCGCGCGTGGCACAGCTTCTTGCGGGCGGAGTCATAGCTCAGGCCGATGATGGCCTCTGCGATCCGCTGTGATTTCTTGGTCGTTCCCATTTCTCTCTCCTGTAAGTGAAAAACCCCCACCAGCGTTTCGGCAGATGGGGGTTTTTGCCTCTTTGTAGCTCTCAACAACAACAAGGAAGGCGGCGCAAGTCTATCACATTCCCCGGCTCGAATAATTTCCGGCCACCCAAAATGTTGCATATCTATCGCAACAGGCTCCCGCATCCATGAGTGACATTATCGACTTCCCGGCCGGTGGAAAGCGCGCAATTGCCGCTGCAATCCAGAAGCTGCCGACGCCGCCGAAAAGCGAGGAGTCGGATGTACACCCAAGTGCGCGCAGCCCGTCCGAACTCGCCGACAAGCCACTCTCCCGTGAGGAGGTGGAGGCCATTCTCTTCGAGCTGCAGCAACAACCGAACTGGCGGCGCGAGGCGGACAAGGCGGCGGATTATTACGATGGCAACCAGCTCGACGCCGAAGCTGCCCAAAAGCTTAAAGATCGTGGTCAGCCGCCGCTGATTACGAATTTCATTAAGCCCACCGTGGACACCGTTCTCGGCCTGGAGGCAAAGACTCGGACGGACTTTATTGTCCGCCCCGAGGATGACGCGCAGGCAGAACCGGACTTGGCCGATGCAATGTCGGTCAAGCTCAAACACGCGGAAACTGAAAGCCGTGCCGACCGCGCTTGCTCGGACTCCTACGCCGCGCAGGTAAAGACCGGCCTCGGCTGGGTGGAAGTCGCCCGTGACTTCGACCCGTTCAGCCCGGCCCACAAGGTCAGCTACGTCCATCGCCGCGAAATCTCCTGGGACTGGCGCAGCGAAAAAGGCGACCTGTCCGACGCGCGCTACCTGGTGCGCCGTCGCTGGGTCGACGTGGAGCACGCCATCGCCATGATGCCGCAGTACGCCGAGCTGTTCCGCCATTGCGTGAACGGCTGGAGCAACTTTGACCCGATGATGGAGCAGCCCACTGGCCTGGTGCAGGACTGGAGGGCGCAGCGCGACACCAAGCTGGACGTGTCTGACTGGAGCGACCAGTTGCGCCGCCGCGTTTGCCTCAACGAGATTTGGTATCGCAAGTGGGTCAAAGGGCATGTGATGAAGTTGCCCAACGGGCGCGTCATCGAGTTCGACATCAACAACGCGCGCCACTGCGAAGCAGTCGTCGCCGGTTACGCCGTGGTGCGCGAGGCCGTGTTCCAGCGTATCCGCCTGGCCTGGTATTGCGGCCCGCACTACCTGTACGACATCCCCAGCCCGTACCCGCACAAGTCGTTCCCGTACGTCCCATTCTTTGGCTACCGCGAGGATCTGACTTGCGTGCCGTATGGCCTGGTCCGCTCGATGATCTCCCCGCAAGACGAGATCAACGCACGTAAGAGTAAGCAGCTCTGGCTCCTGAACTCGCGCCGCGTCATCGCCGACTCGGACGCCGTGGTCGACCACAAGGTAGCGATGGAGGAAGTTGCCCGCCCGGACGCCTACATTCAGCTCAACCCGAACCGCCGCCCCACCTCGAAATTCGAGGTGCAGGATGGCGCGGCGCTCGTCGCCCCGCAGGCCATGGCCATGCAGGAAGCCAAGCAAGAGATTGCCGAGGCAAGCGGCATCCACAAGGCCATGATGGGCCAGTCGTCGTCGGCATCGTCCGGCCTGGCCATCAACAGCCTGATTGACCAGGGCTTGACCACCCTTGGCGAGATCAATGACAACTTCACGTTCGCCCGCCGCCTGGTTGGTGAACTCCTCTTCGCCCTGGTGCAAGAGGACTTGATGGAAGCACCGTCAATGGTCAAGCTCGGCTCCGGCTCCAGCGAGCGGATCATCCACCTGAACCAGCCGTCGCAAGACCCTGTGACCGGCGAGCGCATCATCATCAATGACGTGTCGAAGCTGCGCGCGCGCATCGTCCTGGACGATGTGAAGTCGACGCCGACCTATCGCATGCAGGTGATGACCCAACTGGCCGAGATCACCAAGTCGCTGCCGCCAGAAGCACAGGGCGCGATGGCCGACCTGTGGGTGGAAGCCTCCGACCTGCCGGGCAAACAGATCGTCATTGACCGTCTCCGTACGATCCTCAAGCTGCCGGATGACAGCCCGCAAGGTAAGCAGGCCGCGCAACAGGCCGCGCAAGAGGCGCAGGCCAAGCAAGAGCAAATGTTCCAGCTCGAAGCCGAACACAAGGCCGCTGTCATCGGCAAGCTCCAGGCCGACACCGAGAAGGCGCGCGCCGATGCACAGGCGACCGTGGCCGATATTGGCGCGGACGGCGGCAACCCCGAAGCCGTCGCCG